CTCTGGGTTATCAAGTGCAACTACTGGCTCTGGCTCCATTGTGTTGGCTACCAGCCCAACGATCACAACCCCTGTAATCTCAAGTATTGTCAACACGGGTACTCTGACCCTACCAACATCGACAGATACTTTGGTTGGTCGTGCAACAACTGATACGCTGACCAACAAAACCCTGACAAACCCAACAGTAACTAACTATGTTGAAACTGTGGTGGCTATTGGTAACTCAGGAACTTCACAAACTCTGTCGCTGACCAACGGCACGGTGCAGACTGTCACGATGACAGGCAACTGTACGTTCACCATGCCCACAGCAACGGCAGGCAAGTCATTTATTCTGATTTGCACACAAGATGGCACAGGCTCACGCACTGCGGTGTTTACATCGGTCAAGTTCCCTAGTGGAACAGCACCAACGCTGACCACTACAGCAACCACAGGCGTTGACATACTGACCTTTGTGGCTAACGGCACAAGCTGGTTTGGTACAGCAGCACAGGCGTTTGCATAATGTTTGCAGCTAAAGACACTCTCCTTACCCGCCCTAGTGGCTATCAAATCAGCCGTAGTGTGCGAGTGCGTCAATCTGCTTCGGCGTATTTAAATAGAACTCCAGCAAGTGCAACCAATCGCAAAACATGGACTTGGAGTGGTTGGGTTAAGATAGGAAAAGCCTCAACTACGGGTTTATTTGTAGCCTCAACTTCTGGCTCTAATTACTACACCATTCAATTAGATGTGGGTGGTCAACTTCTTGTATATGCTTATATTGGTACTTATCCATATTTTAGGCTTACCTCGGCAGTTTTTAGAGATTATTCTGCTTGGTATCATTTTGTAGTTGCGTTTGATAGCACTCAAGCAACTGATACAGACAGAATAAAAATTTATGCTAATGGCGTTCTTCAATCAACAACATCGGGGTCAGGTTCCGGCTGGCCTACTCTAAATTATGATGGTGGAGTAAACAATACAATCAATCACCAATTTTCTAATAATGTTGGTGGGTCTTCTTACTTTGACGGCTACCTCGCTGAGGTCAACTTTGTCGATGGACAGCAATTAACACCATCATCCTTTGGTGAAACCAATGCTGTTACAGGTGTGTGGCAACCTAAAAAATATGCTGGTACATACGGCACTAACGGTTTCTATCTAAACTTCAATGACAACAGCGCAGCCACCGCAGCTGCCATTGGCAAAGATAGTTCAGGTAACGGCAATAACTTTACACCTTCTGCGGGTATCAGCGTGACCGCTGGTGTGACATATGACTCAATGTTGGATGTGCCTACACCTTATGCTGATGGTGGAAATGGGCGGGGAAATTATTGCGTTTTAAATCCTACTGCATATACTTCTGTTGCAACTAGAACAAGCACTTCCAACGGCAATTTAAGTTTCAGTGATGCTACAACCGCTAATACAGGCGTAATTGGAACAATGGGGTCAGCGTCTGGTAAATATTATTTTGAACTTACTTCATCAAGCACTGGAGTTTATTCTGTTGGTTTAATAGATTTCATAACAAAGAGCAGTTCTTTTTATAGAAACAATGGGTCTTATTCTTCATCATTTGGAGGTGGGGGTACAACCGGCTATTCATCTTGGACAACTGGGGATGTAATTGGTGTTGCGTGGGATGCTGACGCAGGAAAAATTTGGTTTGCCAAAAACAATACATTTCAATCGGGCAGTCCTTCTGCTGGAACAAGCCCAACCAATACTTTCACTGCAAATCTTGTTTTGACCGCAAGTATTGAGACAGACAACAGTGCGGGTACAAAATCTGGCTCAATTAACTTCGGTCAACGCCCCTTCACCTACACACCACCTACAGGCTTTGTTGCACTGAACACGCAGAACCTACCAGCACCTACTATTAGCAATGGTGCTAATTACATGGCGGCTACGCTGTATACAGGTACTAATTCAGCACAGACCATCACAAACTCTGGAGGTTTTCAGCCTGACTTCGTGTGGGCTAAATCTAGAAGTAACGCAACAGGCCATGTATTAGTTGATTCTGTTCGTGGTATTGGCAATGTACTTTCTACTAATAATACAAACGACGCATCTCAAGAAGCGGCAGGATATGGATTAACGGCATTTAATTCAAATGGATTTTCTGTTGGCATTGACAATGCTGGACAAGGGTCAATTAACGCAAGCACATACACCTACGTTGCGTGGCAATGGAAAGCTGGCGGCACTGCTGTATCCAACACATCAGGCTCTATCACATCAACTGTAAGTGCAGGTGCTACGCAAGGCTTTAGCGTGGTGACGTATACAGGCAATGGTTCAACAGGAACAGTTGGTCATGGGTTGGGTGTTGCACCTAAGATGCTGATTGTCAAAAAACGCAATTCAGCAACAAGCAGTAACTGGATGGTTTGGCACATATCAATAGGAACTGGGTTTGCTTTAAATCTGAATACTACTGGTTCGTCTGGCGCAACATATTGGAACAATACAGCACCGACATCCACAGTATTTTCTTTGGACAGTAATGCAAACTACAACAGCAATACAGACACTTTTGTTGCTTACTGCTTTGCCGCAGTAGCTGGCTATTCAGCATTTGGTAGCTACACAGGCAATAACTCAGCAGATGGGCCATTTGTTTATCTTGGGTTTAGACCAAGATGGATCATGTTTAAAGACTCATCATCTGTTGCTGTTTGGATGATTATGGATACCGCTAGAAATACAATCAATGCTTTGGATGATGGATTAGCTCCAAACAATGCCAATGCAGAATCAACATACAGCAACATAGAGCAAGTAGATTTCTTGTCAAACGGGTTCAAAATTCGTGCAACAAATGCAAACCAATATTGGGCTAATGTATCTGGCAATACATACATTTACGCCGCCTTTGCCGAAAACCCATTTAAAAATTCTTTAGCGAGGTAACACATGTTTTTACTTAACGGCAACCCATTACCACTTGACACACCATTTAAGATAGATGGAACGTCATACCCTGCCAACTGGCTGCGCCTGACAAGCATTGCAGAGAAGAACGCTGTTGGCATCACAGAGGTGGCAGATACACAAGTCACATACGATGACCGCTTCTATTGGGGTGTAGACAATCCCAAACTGTTGAACGACAGAGAAGAATCTGACAAAGATGGCAATCCCATGTATGTGCAAGTCTATGACTCTACTGTGGGTGAGTTTGGAAGCATGGTTAACACCACAGAGCGTTTGGTCACCAAAGGACTCAAGCACCAGTGGACTGCCACAGTTAAAGACACCGCCAACAAGCTGTTGTTTCAGTCTGACTGGATGGTGATTCGCAAGGTAGAACGCAATGTGGCTATTTCTGCTGATACTGTCATTTACAGGGCGGCAGTGATTACCGAATGCACAAGGCTTGTCACAGCCATTGCTGGCGCTGCCGATGTACCTGCTTTGATTGCTGTGGTGACTGCACAAGGATGGCCAGCATGACACCAACAGAAGCCCGGCTTGATACGCACGAACAGGTGTGCGAGATTCGCTACTACAGTATCAACGCTCGCTTGAAACGCATTGAGCACATCCTGATCGGCAGTTGCGCAGCCATCATTAGCATGTTATTGGCGTTGGTGCTGAAGCTGTGATGTGGATCCGATCACTATTTGCATGGCCGCAGCAACTCTGGTTAAGAGTATCAGAGCTGCGGCTGAGATGTTCGCTTCAGCTCACGAAAGCTTGGTTGAAATCAAAGACACAGTTGGGCAAATTGTTGAGGCTGGCCAAGAAATAAAAGGGTTCTGGCAAACAGTTGCAAGCTGGTTTGTCAAAGAAAAGAAACAAGTTAAGGAACAGGCCAAGTCAACCGTAGTTCATAAGAAAAAAAAGACATGGCAAACAATTGACCAAACGCAAATAAAAATAGATCTGGTCAATTACCTCGGAGAATTTTTTGTATTGCAAGAGCAATTAGCCACTGAAATTCGCAGGCAAGAGATTGAAAGTCAGACAGTAGTTAGTAACGAAAATTTGATGACTGCAAGTTTGAAGCGCGTCATGGCAGAGCAACAAATGATAGAGCTCAATCAGCAAATCACAGAGATCCTGGTCTACGAAACACCCGGTCTTGGCGACCTGTATGCGCAGACCATGAAGATGAGAGAAACAATCAAACGTGAACAGCAAGGTGCAAGGGAGAAGCTTGAACAAGAGCACAGGTACAAGGCATGGCAACAACGCGAAGCCCAACGAAACGTCAAGGCAAAGCAAGCGTGGCTCCTTGGGACAGCGGGGTGCCTCCTTTACCTGTGGGTGTTTCTTATTCTCCTCAACCGTTTGCCGAAGAGCTGATGGGCTACGTCGCCGCGCTGGTACTCGTTGCGCTGATGCTGCCGCTGGGATCAATGCTTTATATAGACACGCTGCTTTTGCAAAAAGAGGTTGCCGAGGAAACAAAGAAGTTAAGACAACTGCGCAGGGAAATTGAACAACAACAGCGAAAGGAGAAGAGGAATGACAAAGCAACTTGAGAGTAATTCTGAATTCAATAAATTTGATTCTGACCATGATGGCGTAGTAACTGACGCTGAATTGGCGCGGTCAGAACGAATGCTGATGATCGACAACATGGATCGGCTCGCGGATCAACAGAGATACATGGCATGGGTTGCAATGGGTTTACCTTTTGCAATTGTTATTTTTCTTTGTTTGCCATACATCACCGACTCGCGGGTGCAGATTGTCATGGGCTTGGCCACAACCTTTGCCGCAGCGATGGGCACCATCGTTGTCGCCTTCATGGCTGCTACTGCCTACATTCGCGGCAAGATGAATGATGCTTAAGCTGGCTATTGCTGCGGTCATGCTGGCTGCTGCCTTCGCCTCTGGCTTTGCTGTGCAGGGCTGGCGCAAGGATGCGCAGATTGCAGAGATCGAAGCCGCCAACTCCCAGGCTCAGGCCCAAGCCGCTGCCCAGGCAGCAGCCGACACTGCACGCATGCAAAAGGACAAAGACAATGCACTACGACAAGCCACCATTAAAGCCGCTCAGAACGCCATTGCTGCCAACTCTGCTCGCACTGAGCTTGATCGGGTGCGCAAGCAGCAGGACGCCTCCAGCGCCGCAATGTCCGACGCTACCTGCACTTCCGTCCGAGAGCACGCCGCAGCCCTTAATGCCGTATTCGGAGAGTGTGTTTCAACTCTTGAAGGGCTGGCGAGAAAAGCTGATGGACACGCCCTTGATCAACGAACACTAAGCGAATCATTTCCAAGGAGTAAACAATGAACTTGTCAGAACATTTCACGCTCGAGGAGCTCACGCATACAGACCACAGAGAATTTGACAACACACCAAACGAGGCCGAGCTGGCCAACCTGGTGCGCTTGGCCAACTTCTTGGAAGAGGTTAAGGTAGTGTTAGGCGGTAAACCTATCATGATCAACAGCGCCTACCGCTCCGCCGAGGTCAATAAAGCAGTCGGTTCTAAAACTGACAAATCTCAGCATCGACTAGGCTGTGCGGCTGATTTTCGTGTGCCAGGAATGACACCTCACCAGGTTGTCAGCGCCATCATTGATGCAGGATTAGCTTACGACCAGGTGATCCGCGAGTTTGATCGTTGGACTCATGTGTCAATCCCAAACACCGAAGACGCTGACCCAAGGGCCATGGCTTTGATCATCGACAAGGCGGGCGCGCGGGCTTTTGCTTAACAATTCCTGTTTACTAGCATTGCTACCAAAACAATTCCTGTTTACTAGCATTGCTACCGGGTATTTTAAATACGCGCTGCGATCTGATCGGCTCGTTCTCGGTAATAGACATTATTTAATAGGCTCAAATCTTTGTGGCGACTGATCTTTGCGAGGGTGAGCACATCGACCTTGCGTGAAAGGTGGGTGAGGGCGGTTGCTCTAGAGTCATGGAATGTCAAGCCTTCAATTAGGAGTTCCCTGCACAGCTTGCTAAAGAGGACGCTGCCCTCATTGGCGCCGACGGTAAAAGGTTCACGATCCAGCAACTTAGCGGCAAGGCGCCCAATGGGGATTTGTGCCCTGGCCTCGGTCTTTGTCTTGATTGTCACCACCCGGCGCCGGGCATCAAACGCGGCTGGTGCTGCCAGCGATTCTTGTAGCCGCATGCCGGTGCGCAGGGCTATGTGAAAGGCTGCTTGCATCTCCGCGGTCTTACCCACCCGGGGCGCGCGCAGGACTTTTTTGATAAGTTGCCAGGTCCATAAAGCGTGACGTGGTGGGTTTTCCTTGGGAAGTTTTACTCCCACGAAGGGGTTATGATCCATCCATTGCCATTCGTTTTTTGCAATAAGAAACAAATTGCGCAGCAACTTGGACTCGCGCAGCACGGTGCCGCCGGTGACTACCTTCAGCCTGGCGTCACGCCATGCCGAAATAGTTGGGGCTTCAATCTCTAATAAGGGTACGTTCCCAAAGTGCTTCAACATAACTTGCAACCTTCTCAGCTCCCAGACGCAGCCTGCTTTGTTGGTGCTGATTGTTTGGCTGTAGCGCTGGACGGCGTCCTCAAAAAACTTATTGCCCCCGGCTCTGGATCGCTTGGCCATGGCTTCTTGCTCCATGGCCCAGGTCTGGGCTTCGCGCTTGGTCTCACACACTTTGCTGGAGCGGATGCCGTTGGCCTGGATTTCGGCGCGCCAGCCGTTGGTGAGTTTTCGGATGTAGGCCATGCGGGACTTCCATGCGGGATTTCCGTGCGGGATTCCATGCGGGATATTCGTGCGGGATCTCGTGCGGGATTTGTGCGGGGAGCTACTGGAAACAAAAAAGCCTCCAGAGGGGAGGCTTGTAGTGTATCTGTAGCGTCTTGTCTCGTAAACTCACATAATTGGTGCCCAGGAAGGGACTCGAAGTCAGGCGCGAGACTCTTCAAATGCGGGATTTTTGCGGGAATTTGTAGATTTTCTATGAAGAAAAGCCCGCACTTCGGTGCGCAGCCAAAGCGGGTTGCGGGAAGATGAACCAGGTGCAATATCTGGAAAGCCGATTAGCTTGGTAAGCGAATCCCTGGCATGCCGACGCGAGCATTTGTACATCGCGGCTAGGTCATCAAGGCTCATTAATTCATCGCTCATATTGTTGCTCCTTCAAAAAAATACTGCTTAATCTCTGGGTACTTGGCTGCGAAATTCACAACGATCTTGTTTGGCTTAAGAAGGTCGTGGGACATGCGCAGGGCTTGGTCAATCAAAATGGGGGCGGGCTGGCGGCAGCGTTTACTCCACCAGGCCGACGCCTTGGAGCGGGCATAGCCATCGTGCTCTAGGCACACATATTCGCTAAAGGCTCGGATGCCGCAGTAGTAGGTCACGCGCATGGAGGAGACGCCGGACTTGCTGAAGTGGCGGGCGTACTCGACCTGGTTAACAGTAAGGTGCACTGGCGGCACTTGGTTGCTAAGCATGGCGCCTGCGTATTCTTTGACCTCGGCTTCGCGAGGAGCCACGGGAAATTTAAACTCGCACTCAGGACATACATGAACCATAATCGGGACGTGGCTCGCGCACTGCGGGCAAACCTTCACCGGTGCAATTCCGGGAGGACCTTTTTTACCCTTGCGCGGGGGCACTACCTGATCTATGAATCCGTGGCGCCGCACGTTCCCACCAAAATCCAGCACCAAGCAATTGGTCTTGCTCTCATGCAAGCGTAGACCGCGGCCCACCATCTGCACATACAGACCAGGCGACAGGGTTGGGCGCAGCATCACAATGGCATCAATGGCTGGGTAGTCAAAGCCGGTGGTCAGCACTTGGCAATTGACCAGGGCTTGGAGCTCACCGGCCTTGAAGCTGTTGATGTATTCGTCGCGCTCGGTGTTGGACATGTCGCCGCTGACATAGGCCGCTTTGATGTTGCGTCTTAAAAGAGCTGCGGTCATTTGGCTGGCGTGCTCGATGGTCACGCAAAAGACCAACCACGAGTGACGATCCACGCAGCGCTCAACAATCAGGTTTGCGTGGCGCTCGACAAGGGCGATGGCGCTCATGCGCTCGGATAGCTCACCCAGGTTGTATTCACCGGCGGTGACTTTGACGCCTGCCAGGTCGGGATCTTCACCGTGCTTGGAGACAAGCGTTGACAGGAAGCTTTGCTCGATCAGGTCGGCCACGTTGGCTTCATAGCTGATGCCATCAAACAAAGCGCCCTCACCCTCATGAAGCAAGCCGCTGTCGAGCCGGTACGGTGTGGCGGTCAGGCCGATGAGCTTGGTATAGGGGTTGGCAGCTAAGGACGCGTCCAGGAGTTTCCTGTACATGCCGCTGGTTTTGTGGGGGATAAGGTGAGCTTCATCGATGATGATCAGATCGAAGCGGCCATGGAACTCGGTGCGTTTGTAGATCGATTGAATGGAGGCGACAGTAATATTTTTGAGCTGGCGCTTACCCAGGCCAGCGGAGTAGATACCGATGGACGCATGTGGCCACACTGTCTTGATAGCCCTCGCATCTTGCTCAACCAGCTCCTTAACGTGAGTCACGACCAGGATGCGAGTGTCGGGGTGCTCGGTGCAGGCCCGGCGAATAAAGTCAGCCAGGATGACCGACTTGCCCGAGCCCGTGGGGGTGACGATCAGCGGGGCATTCTTGCCCGCGCTGAACCACGAGTAGATAGACTCGATGGCGTCGGTTTGGTATTGGCGAAGCTTCATTGATCGGGTGTTGATGTGCTGTGTTTGTGATACATCTCGCCAGCAATAGCGATGTAGGCCAGACTTTCAACAAACACTTCCTTGGCTGGAAGAACTTGGGCGTGGGCCATTTTCATGAGCGCGACCATGGCGGGTATATCGAGCGAGCAAAGCTCAAATTCTTGGCCCAGCTCTTTGGTCAAATAGATTGACCAGTACTGCGCAATCAAATCAAACATTTGGTCAGATTTGCAGTGGTCTAGTGCCTCTGATTGGGATATAGCGCTTTGAAAAAATTCGATTCGTTTCATGGTTGTCCCTTTTTTTTATTGCACCGGTTCAGTAATTTTGGAGCTCAGGATTCGCGAGCCTGGATAGGCTTTTTGCACCTGCGATATAAACGGGTCGTTGACCATGGGGCGCACACTCACAGGAAGTTCTGCGCTGGTCAAGATGACCTTCACGTCCGCAGGCATCAGCGGATCAAAGGGGTCGGTGTCTTCGCACACATTTGCAAAAATAAGCCCGCTGTCCCGGTCTTGGTACTTCACCCAGTCGGCGCCAGCGTCCAAGGGCTCGGCCCAGTTGATGAGGGGTGGAATAAATAGATGCGAGCGGCAACCCAGGCGCTGCTCTTCAAAGGGCAGCAGTCTTTTTTGCTGCGCACAGGACCAGTGGGCGTCCTCGACGGGGGTTGAATGCAGGCAGGTGCGGCAGTTCTTTTGCGGGATCTGGTCGGTGTGGCAAACCGCGTGGTGGTCGCACATCTTGCATTGGTACCAGGCTGGGTCGGTGCTGACTCCTAGCGGGGGTTCATCGGCATCGATGATGAGTTGCGCTTTGGCCTGGAGCTTTTCAAACTCTGATGCATCAAACGTCACCCACTCGCTGTAGAGCTCGTCGGTGTTTTTGTTGACGCTTAAATAAAGGGCACGCTCGAGCTCGGCAAACCCCATGTAGAGCTGGAGCTGTGCGTAGTGTTCGGGCTTGGCTTCTTGTACTTTTTTCTTTACCAAGTCGGTGAAGCTTTTGTCGCCGTGGGTTTTGAATTCGATGATGGCCCAAGTCTTTGGTGCCTCTGGCAGGCCGCGGCCAATCGCGTCACATGAGCCTGCGAGGTGGCCTTTGTAGCCGGTGAAGCGGTGCTGGCGCTGAGTCTCTGGGTCCACTTCATGGACCTCGGCACCGATACCGCGCAGCTCTTCTAGGAAGCGTGCCTCTTCGCGAAAGCCGGTGCTAAAGAGGCGCTTGATCCTGCCTGGAAATTTTTTGTTTGACGCCCAGCGAAAGCTGTACCACAGGGCGCGCTTGCATTCTTTGCCAAGCTCGGAGCAGCCCAGGTGGGGCCTGGGCGCTTCCGTTTTCTTTTCGTACCACTGGACGATCTGTTCAGAGGTGGTGTTGATGGGAGCAGGTAGTTTGGCCATGTCGTTTCCCGGATCAGTTAGGCATAAAAATTTTGCTGTTCCCACCCGTCATCACGATGGGCGAGGTCTCTTCAAGGGCTCCGTGTATTGCGTTCAATGCGATGGCACCCATGCGCTGGGCCTGGGTGAAGTCGGTTTGACCAGGAGACACAAAAGGCTCGCTGTGCATGCGCACGTCAATTGAGCCCTCTGGCGTGTCTTGAACGGTGATGATGATGATTGCCATGGGGGGGATGAGCTTTCAAAAGTGGTTAGTGAATTTAGGTGCGCAAGAGACATCGGCCACAACGTCGGACTTGACGCCGTTGATGCGCCGCTTGGCGTAGACCACCACGGCACGCAGGCCCGAGGTCTCGCACTCTTTGACGGCCACGATGATTTCGTTCCTGCTCATGGGCTGCACTTCCTTTTCGACAATGAGTTTGGTGTCGGTGTCGCTGGAGGAGGGGTTGCCCAGGCTTGCGTTCCAAGATGAGCCAGCCGCGCATGCGGTGAGCAGTGTGATGAGTGCCACCGAGGACACAAGTGCAATAAGCTTTTTCATAATTGATCTCCTGTTTAAGTTAAGGGGCAGGCAGGCTGATCAGGCCGCTGCGGATTTTTTTTGCTTCCACACGGGCGTTGCCGCACTGGTGGACGGTTGAGCTGCTGACTCGACACTTGCGTGTGTTTGCACAGGCGCTGGAGCGGCGCTTGTTTTGTTGGCCGGGTGGTAGGACTTGACGCGGTTTTGTGCGTCATAGCCGTCTTTGCCGTCTTCAATGCTGATGTCGAGCAGCACCGGGCGGTCGTGCAGTTGTTCGGAGTCGGTCAAGTGGTGCATGTTGGTGGCCAGGCAAAGCGCGTTCAAAGACTCCATTGCAATCTTCTCGGCCACTTTGTTGGTGTTGCGAATATTTAAGCGGTCAAAAATTTTGCGACCTTTGTGTGGGCCGTCCATCACTTCGAAGGTGATTTGCAGGTAGGAGCCGGTCTTTTTGGAGTTGTCCTTCATCTCTGAGGCAATGGCCATGGCGAGGTACTTGCCCTTGGGCAAGAGGTCGTAGCTGTTGACAGCTTGGTTGGGGTCGGCTTGGAAGTTAAGTTGTGCCATGGTTTTTACTCCTTAGTTGGCGGTGGTTGAAGAAATTGCATTTGAAAAATTACTCCATGCCAGCGGCATGCTGTCGGGTAAGCCGTACCTGTTCTTGGCCAGGTAAGCTGGTTTCTCGTTGGTGTAGATCAGGCGCTCGCCTGTGGTGATGCCGCGGCGCACTTCCTTGTTAAAGCCCACGTCGGTCTCTTTGGTGACGACTCTGTAGTTGCAAAAAAGAACCGCGTCACACCACTCCTGCACGATGGCCGAGGAGCGGGCCTGGAGCTTGGGTTGGTAGCGCTCGTAGGGCTCGGTCTCGGGCGAGTCAAAGCGTTTGATCTCGGTGTGGGCGACCAGCACCACGGCCATGCCGTGCTCATCGCGCAGGGCGCTTAGGCCGTCAAGAATGCCTCTCCAGTACTCGGCAGCGATCACGGCACCTTTGCCGTAGGCCAGGTCTTTGGCGTCATGGCTGGCGTTGATGTCAACCCAGATCAGGTTGTCTAACCAATCGAGCGAGTCGATGACGACAGAGCCAAAGTTGTGGTCCTCCTGGTAGAGCGTGCCGATGGCGTCCATCACGTCGGTGTAGGACGTGGCCAGCGGAAAGTGGTCGACCTCCAGCAGCCCCAAGCCGTCCTCGGTCAGGATGAAGATGGGGTTAGGTGCACCTGCGGCAAAGGTGGTTTTGCCCAGGCCGTGGGGGCCGTAGAGCATGACGCGGGGCGCTTTGATGCCGCTTGAGCGTTTGATGGATTTCAGATCGATAGCCATGAGGTTGCTTTCATTAGGTTTAAAGGTGCCAGACCAATAGGCCAAGCAGATTAGTTGTTATCCGGCAAGTCTGTTGAGGATTTCCCCCTGCTTTTCGGACAAATACATGCGAGCACCGTACTGTTCCCACTTATCGCGAATGTCGGAAACAAACTGCTCTTCCCAGCCGTTGGTGGCGCTAGAAGCGGCGGCGTCGAGCAGGTCTTCAAACTCGCTGTCTTCGTACTTGTCAGCAACGGTACTCACGCCTTCACCTCAACGCTTGGCTTGGCATCCTTGATGGTGATGGCGAGGGAGAGCTGCGCCCAGATGGCGGGCTCATTGGCGCGAAGGAACTTGGCGCCGGTCTCATCGAGCTTGATTTCGGTTTTAATCGGGCGCATTTCAAGCGGGAGTTTTGCGCAGATGGCTTGCAGCTTTTCCATGTCGGCTTTGTAGGACAGCTTGCCGGTGATGGTGACTTTGAGCCCGTTGGCCAGGTCATGGGTTTGGGAGCCTTCTTGGCGCTTGCCGAGCAAGTTAATGAGTTGCTCTTCCAGGGCGACGCGGGCCCTGTTGGCCTGGGCTTCGGCGTGCTTGGCTTTGACGAGCTCGTTGACGATTTGCTCGGGGGTGACGACCAGGGAGAGGGCGGCAACTGTGTTCATAGGGGTGCTCCTTTTAGTTGGTTGAAACGGATTCTTGAAAGTCAATGAATTTGTTGATGTCAAAGCCATCGGTGTACTCACCCAAGCGGGTGCCCAGTAACTCGCCGCGTTGTTGGCTGGGGTAATAGACGGCGATGCAGTCTTGCTCCAGGAGCTCGGCCAAATCAAAGATGGTTTTGCGGGCCAGGTCTTTGGGTAACTTGCAGTTGTCGATGCGCACGAGCAGGAGCTGGTGAAGGTCAAGCCGGTCGATGTACTCGTTCTCGACTTGCAGGTCCAGGCGGCGACCATGGACTTCACCAAAAGCGATGTGCAGCAAGTCCAAGGCGTCGATAGCGCGGCGGGTGCACTCGGCGATGCTGTTGTTGCCGGCGTGGGTGTCAAGGCGGATGTTGAGTTCAATGATCATGAGAATTCACTTATGAAAAGTAACGTGTTTTGGGGTATGCCCCGGGGTATCCCCCCAATTGGGGTAGGGGGGAGGGTTGTGGGGGAGGAGGGTTGAGGGCGTGGCGCAAAAGGGCGCAGCGCTTCTTGAAAGATGGGGGGTAAGTTGTTCAAGACGACCACCACTTCACAAGGAGAGAGGCCAAGGCAACGCCAATGACCAGGGCGAGCAACAGGTCTGCTGCGGCCATGGAGCGGCGCTCGAGGCGCCGGTGCAATTCACTGATCCGTTCTTCACGGGTCAGCAGGGTATGTTGTGTGTATCTACACATGTTTAGATTACCTCATCATTGCTGGCGCAAAAAGAGATGACATAGCCCACAGTGTTACCGTGAGAGTCAGAGATGTTTTGGGGGAAGTCGCCGGTGCTGCGTAGGACCAGGGCGAGAGACTCAAAGATGCTGGGCAGCTCGTCTGGATCGTTGAATACGTCCAGGTCGGTGCGAATAAAGAGGCGGGTGGTCACGGCGGGGGTCCTTTCGTAGTTGCATGGCGTCGGTTGCCACAAACGAAATATATCACCATGTTGCGATATTCTCAATAAATATTAGATATATAAACCCTTGGGACTTTTGTTTGCAATATGAAAAAGGTTAGCTAGGTTGTATCCAAAGAATTCTGGATGCCCACTTGATCTCTTTATTCTCGAAGACTTGGTCCTGGTTGGAGAAGTCGAGGCAGTTGTAGAGATCTTTTTTGTAGCCTTTGTGGACGACGGCCACGATCATGGAGCCATCGGACATGGCCACTACGCAGGCTTTGTCGAGTGCGTCCTCGGGGGTCACATTCACGCCGCTTACAAAGTAAAGCCACCCATCGCGACTTGAGTTGACGTTGCGCATTTGCAGCGCGTATGACCCACGGGGTGTGTCCGCGGGGGCGTGGACCATGTCGTGTGTGCCGGGTGGGAGGAGGGAGACCAGGCTTCCCTTGGTGATGTAACCAGCGATGGGTATTTGGCCCATGTCGTCGGTGACGTTGATACCGGCGCGGCGCATGACCTCGGTGACGTTGACGTTCAAGTAGCCAGCGATCTCTTTGGCCTCGCCCATGGACATGTTGCGTTTACCTCGGAGCATGTAGCTGACGGAGGCGGGGTCGACGCCCATCATTTTGGCAAGCTGGCGCTGAGACAGCTTGAGCGATCTCAACTTATCTACAAACCACAAATGATCGATGATGTTATTCACAAGAGCTTCTACATCGTTACAGACTGCCTGGCCCGTGACTTGCTGGGGGGGGGGGTGATAAATTGAGGATAGAATATCATACTGTTGCGACCTTCTCAACATATTTGTTGTCGTAAGACTCAACAACTTTTGCTCGGAATGATTTTTAACATGTGTAACAGATATGTCATAAAGGGTTTGTATGTATAAAAATGAAAATATTGGTCTAAATAACAATATTGAAAATAAAATGATTACCAACAACATCAAACACAATGCGCAGCCTGCGCGAAGCGTGGTGGATTCCTTTGGTGGGTGCCGTAAATTGGCGGGTATTTTGAACCTCAACCCGGGCACTGTGTCACGCTGGACGACCTCGGCTGCTGCGAATGGCACGGGCGGCAGGATTCCACAGAAGTATTGGGGCCCATTAATTGTTGCTGCGCAGGACCAGGGTCACACCTTGACAGTTTTTGATCTGTCTGGAATGTAGAGATTATCTCAACACGGTGTTATATTCCAACCGCCAGCGCTGGACCTTATTGCTGATCCCAATTGGGTGTTGATCTCCTGTCCCAACGTCAGCGCTGGCACCTTTTGACTCTTTGGGCAGGGTAAAAATGAAGGACGGGTGCGCATGGAAATATCGGCTGAAGCGATTGCCCGAAACCTGGGAGGTGCCAGACTCTCGGGGGATAACTGGTCATGCCGGTGTCCAGCGCACGAGGACGCGCACGCCAGTTTGTCGATCACGGACAAGAGCGGAAAGATGCTGGTTCATTGCCACGCGGGGTGTGACCCGGTGGAGGTAATCAGCTACCTGCGCATGCAGGGCTTGTGGCCAACGAGCACCGAGCCTTACAAAGCGCCTACACCCGTCATCATTGATTTGCCCACGGTTGGCCAACCTAAAACCATCGTGGCCACCTACGACTATGTGGACGAAGAGGGCGAGCTGCTTTACCAAGCAGTGCGGTATGAGCCGAAAGATTTTAGACAGCGCAGGCCCCTCACAGAGAACACCTGGGACTGGTCCATCAAGGGGGCCAGGCGCGTGTTGTACCGCCTACCCGAGGTGCTCGAGGGCATTGCCAACAAAAAAACAATCTACATCTGCGAGGGCGAAAAGGACGTAGAGGTCGCCCGCTCCCTTGGCTTGGTCGCGACCTGCAACGCGATGGGTGCGGACAACGGCACCGGCAACAAGTGGGCCCGTGAGTTTGGGGATGTGTTTAAGGGTGCTGATGTTGTCGTGATCCCTGACCAGGATGTGTCGGGCGAGCGCCACTCTGCTTGGGTGTTGCAGACATTGCAGGGCAAGGCGCAAAGTATTAAGACATTGAAGCCCTTGGTCGGCAAGGACCTGGCCGACTGGGTGGCCGCGGGTGCTGGGCTTAAAGAGATCCGGGCTAATGCGGTCGAGGCATTCGACAGTGACGAAGACGAAGACGACGATGATTTTGATTTTATCGATGTGCATGACCTGATCAAAGACATCAAGCAGATCGATTGGTCGGTGCGCGATTATTTTGAGCGCGACTCGATTGCGTTGGTGTATGGCCAGCCGGGGTGTGGGAAGAGTTTCTTTGCGGTTGACATCGCAAGCTCTATCGCGCTTAACACCCCGTGGTTTGGCCATAAAACAAAACCGGGCTCTGTGTTCTACATCGCAGGCGAGGGCCACAACGGGCTGGCCAGGCGCTTTAAGGCGTGGGAGCTGGCGCGTGGGGTGGTGGTGCCCAGGGACAAGATTTACAAATCCGCGGGTGCGTTGTCCATTCTGGATGAAGCCCAGGTGTTGAAGATGGTGAGAAAGATCGAGCGACGCTACAAGGTCACGGGTGAGTGGCCAGCGGCTGTGATGGTCGATACCTTAGCGCGTAACTTTGGTGCCGGGGACGAGAACTCCACCGAGGACATGAGCAAATTTATCCACCACCTGGACAAGCACATCCGTCAGCGGTGGAACTGTCTAGTGCTGATCGTTCATCACTCTGGGCACAGCATGGAGCGCGCGCGGGGGAGCTCTGCACTGCGCGCTGCGGTTGACTCAGAGGTTGAGATCACCAAGGACGCGGCGGGCGTTGTCACCATTCGCGTGACCAAGATGAAGGACGCCGACATACCGCCCGAGATGGTGATGTCTTTAAAGGGTGTGGACCTCGGTTTGCTGGACGACGAAGGCTTGCCCGTCACCAGTGCGGTGCTTGAGCACGCGGGCAACTTGGCACTGCAAGTAGTGGCCCATCGTGACGACAAGACGAGTATTTATGCCCACGAGATTTTGAGCGTTTTGAATGAACAGGGCGCTATCTCTGAGGCGAAGTTAGAAAAAGAGGTGGTGTGCTCGCACCGACAAATGCGCAAAGCCTTGGCGACCTTGGCCAGCTACAAGTTCATTGATGGCAAAAAGCTCACCCCCGAGGGCCTGTCTGCTTTGTCCAGGTTGGGCGCTGGGCTGAAGGTGGACGCAAAGCCTGGGCTACCTGGTAGGCCCGCAGGTGTGAAGTTCTATCACGAGCCCAAAGGAGATTACGAATGACAGGTGGAGCAAGAGCGGGGTCGGGCCGTAAGCCCATCCAGATCGATGAGAGACGGGCATTCAGCTTGCATGAGCAGGGGTTCAGCAAGTTGGAAATATCCAAACGGTTCGGTGTTGCCTACAAGTCGTTGCTGACGATATTTCGCAAGGCGGGGAAATTCAAAGAAAGCACAAAAAGGAAATAGGAGCTTGAGATGAGCCAACCATTCAACAAACCCACCATGGCACAAAGTGCGCCGGGCTTTAAGTACAAGAAGCTGCGACACGCCGAGTTTGAAAACGCGGTCGATGTGTCCTACGACGCTGGTTATTTGTCCGGCTGGAACGATGCCCTGGAGCATGTGGTGAGTTCATTTGAGCGCGATTTTGAGAAGTCATTCGGCAAGGACACCTTGGCCGGGTTTTGTATTTACATGAAAGGACAAAAGCGATGACTAAACCAAAGATGTACGCATTTCCATGCAATGAATTTATTGGTATGGAGCTTCGAGATTATTTTGCAGCTAAGGTTATGCAGGCAATGATAGAGGCCAAGGAGTGGATCGATGATATTGATTGATCTCCTCACAAGAGCCAGAGGTGAAGCATGAATCAACTGACATTTGATGAATTCTGCGAACTGCGCTTTGAGTACAGGATGGGAATAACCAATGATACTGGCGCACAACGTATGTATCGCAACGACAAGCACAGCATTCAAGTTGAGGTGTACACCGACCGAAACAAACGGACTGGCAAATGGGGTACAGGGAAGCGATATTGGTTTGTTGATGGTGATTCAAGAGCATTTGAAACACCTGACCAATGCTATGTGGCTTACATGGAAAAAATTTGCGGGGTGAAGTCATGATTGATCTCCTGGTCGGCTGTGCGCTGCTGACGTTGGGGCTACTCATTGTGGTGTTTGTAATCTTGTTTGCCCTGGCATGCGTGATGTGGTTCTTTGAGATCAAATGAATCACAAAGAGTTACACCAAGTCAGTCCGTTTAAGCGGACTAGCCTGTTTTTTAGGCAGCGGACTGTTTGCGGACTGCTTTTCAAAAACACCCTGCTAACCCTTATAAATGCTCACTTTTTCCGGTCCGCAAAAGCGGACTGCAAAAAAGTTATCCACCAGTCCGCCAGTCCACCACTTTACAAGTGGACTGGAGTGGACGGGCATAAATCACCACTAGTCTGAAAGTACTCATAGCCTAAATGAACCTTGTTATCCCATACCCACCGATATCGGGCAACCACATGTACAGGCACACCAAGGGTGGGCGCCATTACCTGGTCAAGGGGGTGGTTGAGTACTACGCCGCGGTGGCCCATGCCTGCCGGTTTCAGGGTGCCTGCATGGGGTTGGAGCAGGCGCTGGTCATTGAGGTTCTTTTATCCCCCCCGGACAAGCGGGTCAGAGACATGGACAACGCGTGGAAGGTGATTGGCGACGCGCTGACCAAGGCCAACGTATGGCGGGACGACTCGCAGATCCGGTCCAAGCACATCATTTGGGCCGAGCCTGCAAAGCCTGGGAGGGTAGTTGTTTACATCAGAGTGTTTACATAAACGCAACGTGTTGAGATTATATTAATACAATGTTAATATCTTCGGCCATAGAGACAACTATGGACATGCTTATGGCCAGGCACAAGATGTTTGCATACAACGCGGACGGCAAGCGCATTGGGGAGGACCACCCCAACGCCCGGCTCACCGATGAGCAGATCGACAGGATACGGGACTTGCACGAGGACCATGATTTGAAATACTCACAGCTCGCAGAGATGTACGGGGTCTCCAAAAGCATGATTGCCGGGGTCTGTCAGTACCGCCGACGGGCGCAGACGCCATTCGGTTGGAAGAGACTCGAGGTGGATGAATGAGCAAGACAGACGTCAAAAAAGTAGAGACATTTACTGATATCACAGACATTGCGCTGGACGCAACACCGGCTCGAGCGCTTACCAGCCGTGAGCGGTCGTTGGCCAACCTGCGAATGGGGCAGGGACGCACTAAAGGTGAGCCCAACAAGATGAACAAGCAGATCAAGGACATGATCATTGGCGCCTTGCACGACGCCGGTGGCCAGGTGTACTTGACCGAGCAGGCCAAGGCCAACCCAGGGGCCTTTATGGGGCTGATCGGTAAAGTCTTACCCACCGAGTTGAAGGGCAACATAGAGGGTGGCATCACGATCAACGTGATCACGGGCATTACCCGTGACTGAGAAAGATGTGGGCCTGGGCTATTTCCCACGCGACTGGCAAAAGCAGTGCCATCGCTCGCGTAAGCGCTTCACGGTGCTGGCGCTGCACAGGCGTGCCGGCAAGACGGAGCTGGCCATCATGGAGCTCTTGCACGAGGCACTCAAATTTAAGCTTGACCTGGGCCTGTTCTTCTACGTTGCACCGTTCTTAAAGCAGGCCAAGGCCATTGCTTGGGCACGCCTCAAAGCACGCTTGGAGCCCATGCGCCAGCACTCAGCGGTGGAGATCAACGAGAGCGAGCTCAGTGTGCGCTTCCTTCACAACGGTGCCATCGTGCGCATCTTTGGCGCCGACAACGGGGAAGCCATGCGCGGCGTCCGCCTTGACGGCTGCGTGATCGATGAGGTGGCACAGATCAAGCCCGCGGTGTGGAACGATGTCTTACAACCTGCGTTATCAGACCGCAAGGGCTGGGCACTTTTCATAGGCACACCGGCTGGGGTCAACCTGTTCTCTGAGCTCTACTTCAGAGCTGCTCAATACGATGACTGGCACTCAGCCAAGTACACGGTCTATGACACGCACTCGATTGACCCTGATGAGGTGAGCAGGTTAAAGCGCGACATGAGCGAGACCTCGTTCCAGCGTGAGTACCTCTGCGACTTCAGTGCAGCCGGTGACGACCAGTTGATATCCCTCTCCGATGTGGAGTCAGCAGCACAGCGTGAGGTGACACCGGTTGAGGTCGAGTATGCACCGCGTATCCTGGGCGTGGACCCGGCACGCTTTGGAGACGACCGCAGCGTGATCTTCCCCAGGCAGGGCATTGGTGCCTTGGCTCCCATCATCTACCGCGGCATTGACAACATGGACTTGGCTGCACGAGTGGCAGCAAAGATCGACGAGTGGAAGCCGGACGCCACCTTCATCGACTCTGGCCAGGGGGGAGGGGTGATTGACCGGTTGCGCCAGCTCGGCTATGACCCGATTGAGGTGCACTTTGGGGGACGGCCCACCGACCCGATGTACTTGAACAAACGAGCCGAGATGTGGTTCGAGATGCGTGAGTGGTTGCGCATGGGGGGCGCGATACCGAACCTGGTGGACCTCAAACAAGACTTGGCTGCACCCATTTACTGGTACGACGCGATGGGTCGGTTGCAGCTCGAGCCCAAGGACGACATCAAGAAGCGGGGCCTGCCCAGCCCTGACCTGGGGGACGCGCTGGCGCTCACCTTTGCATTCCCTGTGTATAAGAAGACCATGCTCGAGGTCTATGGTGGTGGGCGTGCAGCGAAGAAGGAATACAACCCGTATGAGGGTTTGAGATAGGGCGGTGCGCGTCACACAGCATTGCGCTTTTATAGTCGCGCAACACTGTTGGAGTACTGCGTGTGAATACTGTCGCAAGCGTTTTAAAAGCTATGCCAAGCGTGGAGCGGGTGCGTGAGCTCGAAGCCGAGCTGATCAAACAACCCCAGGTCGACTTGAGCACAACGCACGTCGTGCATGGTGGCATGTGTGCACGCACCATCTTCATACCAGCGGGCACCGTCTTAACCGGTGCGCTCACCAACTGCGACAACATTTGCATCATCCATGGCGACATCACCGTCACGACCGATGAGGGCACCAAGAGGCTGGAAGGCTTTAACGTGCTACCAGCGCAAGCAGGTTTTAAGCGAGCGGGCTGGACCCATGCAGACACGCACTGGACGACTGTCTTCGCAACCGAGAAGACAGAGATAGCGGACATCGAGCGCGAGATGACGGATGAGGACTACATGCTGCAAACCCAGCGTGACGGCATCACCTACTTCAAAGTTGCCAAGGCAATAGAAGTTACTGACGACTTTCAAATGTTCTTAAAAGAGCTCAACATCAATGTCGAGATGATGAATGCAATGATGCAATACACCGGCGACTTGGTGGTGACTGATGAGTGCTTGATTCATTTAGAAAAGCGTGCATCAAGCATTCATGGTACGGGCGTGTTTGCTAGACATAACTTGCATGAGGGCATGCGCATTGCGCCAGCCCAGACCAATCAAATGCGTGCAGTGGCAGGGCGCTTTACCAACCATTCCCCCGATCCAAACGCTTACTTCCTCAAAACAGACGAGGGAATAGATATGCACGCTTTGCGCGATATCGAGATGGGTGAAGAAATCACTATCAATTACAGGCAGGCAGCAAGTGTCAACACAGCCGCACACCTGTTTCAAGGAGAAACAATATGAGCTTTGGAGTATCGGCAGCAACTTGGGCCATGATTGGCGTAGGCACATTGGCCGCGGGCACGATTGCAGCCAACGAGCAGGCCAAGAAGTCCAACGCGCTGCAAAAGCAGGCGATGGATAACGCGCAGACCAATGCAAACAAGCAATTTGCGCAGCAAGAACAAGCCTACAACAAAGCCAACGCCAAGTCTCCTGACGTAGCGGCCATCATGTCGCAGCAGTCCAACTCGGCGCGCGGGGGCCAGTCGGGCACCATGCTCACTGGTCCTGCCGGTATTGATCCGACGTCTTTGTCCTTGTCCAAAAGCACATTGCTGGGCGGCTAAGACGTGGCTACCAAGCAATCAGTGCCAACACCAGCGCCAGCAAGCCAAGCCATGGACCAGTCTATGGACCAGTCCATGGACACGATGGCCGAGAAGGGGCGGGGCACGGATGATGTGATGGGGCACTTGACGACGGGTGAGATCGTGGTGCCCTTGCCCATCGCACAAAACCAGCAAGCGCTGGCCATGCTGACCATGATGTTTGAGCTCGCCGGTGCTGACATCGAAGAGTTCACCGTAGGTAACGCTAAGAACAAGATCAACCCAGAGACCGGTCACCCAGAATTTTTAGGTGGTTTCTTTGGCAACATTATTAAGGGCGCAGGTAATGCCCTCAACTCGACCTGGAACACGGCGAGAGCGGTGGGCACAGACATTTTAAAACTTGACCCAGGTAAAGCTCTCCAAGATTTAGGCCAAGGTGCCAAAAGCATTGTGGGCGACGTCGTTAAAACAGCCATGACCGCGGCCACAGACCTGGGCCTGGCGCCTAAGCCCAACCAACCCTCTACGCAGGCAACGTCTGCTGAGTCAACGCTGACGCAAAACCAAGAGTCTAAAAACACCTCCCTGACTGACCCGGCTGCAACCGGTGGTGGCGGTGTGAGCTCTACGTCATCGCGCACCGTCGCCGGGCCGGACAACGAATACAAGCTCAACAAAAACACAATGATTGGAGTTTAAATGAGCGAATACACTTCGGACGCACAGTCCAACAGCAAGCTGCCCAAACGCGACAAGCTCTTTACACGCTGGGGCGCTTTGAAGTCTGAGCGCGCTACCTGGCTCTCTCATTGGAAAGAGATCTCGGACTACATGCTCCCGCGCTCGGGGCGCTTCTTTATCCAAGACCGCGACAAGGGCTGGCGTCGACACAACAACATCTACGACTCGACCGGTACGCGTGCACTGCGCGTGCTGGCCGCGGGCATGATGAGTGGCATGACGAGTCCTGCGCGTCCTTGGTTCCGTTTAGGTGTCTCTGACCCTGACCTCATGAAGAGTCCGGCAGTCAAGGTCTGGTTACACCAAA